GAAGGATTGACTGTAGATGGATGACCGCCTGCACGACGTTATCAAGATTGGGCTCAAGCTCAAGGGTGGCCGTCCACAGTGGCTATCGTTGTGGGAGGAGTTGGCACAAATATTCCTTCCGACACGCGAAGGGTTTGTTGGTGAGACGACGCCCGGCGAGGAGAAGGGCCACCGCAACTACACGAACCGGCCCCAGCTATCACGGCGGGGATTGGCGAGTGCGTTGTCAGCATTGTCACGACCGGCAGGCAAGGTGTGGTTGAAGGCGGTCACGCGCAACCGACGAATGATGATGTCACCGGCTGTGCGCTCGTGGTGCCAAGCGGTCACGGAGATCACCTATGATGCGATCTACCATCCCAGCGCNCACATGGAAAAACAGATGTCAGAGGCGGACAATGACCTTGTCACCTTTGGCACAAACGCCGTTAAGATTGGCTGGAACAAGGACAAGGGACACCTGACCTACAAGACGCACCACCTCAAGAACATCGTCTTGATGACGGATGAGTTTGGCGTTGTGAATGCGGCTTGGTATTTCGGCAAATGGCCACTGCGGAACATCATCGAGATGTTCGGTGAGGAGAGCTTGCCAGAGAATATGAAGAATGCGTTGAAGCAGCGCCCGCCTCAGATCGATAAGGAATTTGAGATTTGCCACGCTTGCGTACCCAACAAACAATACGAGGATGAGGACAGCTTTCGACCGGGCAACAAGGAAGAGATGCGCCCGCCTGTGATGCCTTATATGTCGATATGGTACGCGACTGAGGACAAGAAGCCGCTCGACGTTGCAGGCTATTGGGAGTTTCCATACCTGTGCGGTCGGTGGGATACGCAGAGCCAGGAAATCTATGGCCGCTCGCCTGCTATGGTCGCGCTCGATGCCTCAAGACTGGCCAACGAGATCGCGCGGGATTTAGCGGACGCTGGAGGGAACGCGGTTCGGCCACCACTAGGCGCGTGGGGCGACTTTATCTCAGGCGACATCCAGCTTCACAGTGGCGGGCTAACGCTGTTTGACAGCCAGGGCAAGTACGACCGCAATGGCGATCCAATCTGGACGATCGATACTGGTGTAATGCCCAAGGAAATCTTTGACCTGCTACAGATGCAGCTTGAAGACATCAAAGCATCTTTCTTCCTGCATGTGTTTGAGTTGCCTGGAGCCGGTGACGCCAACATGACGGCCACTGAGATCAACGCTCGCTATGACGAGTTCTTGCGCAACGGCTCGCCGACGTTTGCCAGGGTTGAGACCGACTACAACGCGGGCCATGTCAATCGCGTGTTCAACATCCTGCAACGCGAAGGCCAGTATCCGCCACCGCCGCCCGAGCTTGAGAACCAAGACATTGAGTTTGAGTATGAAAGCCCATTGAAGCAGCTTCGCAAGAAGGCTGAGGCGGTCAAGATCCTTGAAGCACTCAGTATGCAGGGTGAGTTGGCGGCGGGTCTTGGGCCGGAGAAGGCCCAGAACTACGTGGACAATTTTAATGAGGACGCCATTGCCCGCGTGATGAGCGAAAACCTCGACTTGCCTGAGATCCTGATGGTGCCGTTTGAGCAGATGATGGAGATGCGCGCGCAACGTGCCGAGCAGCAGAAGATGATGGCAATGGCAGAGATGGCCAACAAGGCGGCCCCAGCACTCGCGGCGGCTGGCGACTTGCCACAGCAGCTACTAGGCCAGGGCTCGCCAATCGCAGAGGGCGGCGCGCTTCAAGCGGTTGATGCTCCAGCCATGATTGACAACGTGGCTGGCGCATTGGGTGCAGAGGGGCAACTGCCGAGAGAAGAACAGCAACAGGATGCAGCATGATGATTGGTGGCTACGTCATCGAAGTGGCCGCCTACTCAAAACACGGCGCACATCGATACTGGGTTTATGACCCGGTGACAAACAAAGAGTGTTGCATCATTGGCCTGACACGTCATGGAGAGCCGTCTCCGAGATGCCGGGAACTTATATGGTGGGATGGCAAATTCATTCGGTTTGGTCGTTTCGGCATTGTCAGTGCGATTGAGCAGTATGGCCAATGCTTCCAACCCATAAACGATAGTGATGAGATAAGGCGAAATGTATGAGCGGACCATTCCCAACAAAAGAGCAGCGCGATGCACGTCGCGTGAGGCAACCACTGGACAACACACCGGACCCAGAGCGCGAGCGCGTGGGCCGGATGCAGGAGATCAGCAAGGCGTTCAAGAATGTCTACGCCACACCTGATGGACTGATTGCACTTGAGTACATCATGACGGGGCTTTGCCACCTGGACGTACCGTTTCATGCGTCCGGGTTGCAAACACCCAACTCGTTGACGGCCCGCGCCGAGCAGTTTGACATCGGCTACGAGGTGCACCGTCTGATTCATGCGGATCTTGGAACAAAGACCGTGAAGCCAAACGTCAACACCACGAGACCAACAGCTAGTTAGTATGCGTTGTAGTTAGCCCGCGATGTCATGCCGGTAACAGCGTCTTGGCATCGCGGGTTTGATCAATAGACCAAAGAGGGGAACATATATGTTTGTGTTGAAATTTCTTGAGCGTATCGCATTCGAAGAACCAGGAGCAGGTGGTGGTGGTGGTGGCAACGCCGATCCAGGTGGCGGTGGCGGCGGCAATGCTGGCGACTTTGTGCCAGCCTCAATGGATACGATTCGGCAGTCATCGTTGAGCGGCCTTGATGAGAGCTACCACGAAGAGTGGAACACGCTTTCCAGTAAGATCACAACGCCTTCGGATCTGGCCAAGAACTACATCGAGAGCCAGCGCCACGCCCGATCGGCAATCACAGTGCCAGGAGTAGACGCAAAGCCCGAGCAGTGGGATGACGTTTATACTAAACTTGGACGGCCTGAGAAGGCTGACGGGTATCAGTTCCGTGACACGTTCGGTGAGGGAGAAAACACCTACGCTGTGACGGACGAAGACAAATCATTCCGGCAGGCGTTCGCCCCGGTCGCGCATCGCCTTGGCTTTAGTCAGGCACAGCTCGCGGGCCTTGAGGCGTGGCAGTACGAGAACAACAACATCACGGCTGATGCACGTTTCGCGAAGGCTGACGACATCACCGCGCGCAACGAGAAAGTGCTCAAGCAGCAGCATGGGCCGGACTTTGAGCGCAACAAACAGAATTACTTGATGTCTACCAGACACTACAGCGGCTCTGATTGGGAGGCCATGACGAGTGTGCGCTTGGAAGATGGATCGTTTCTACTCGATGCCCCGTTCATGTTCAACATGATGAGCAAGATCGGTGCCGAGCGGTCCGAAGATTTCCGTGAGCCTAATGCCATGAATGAAGCGGCACGAGGTAGCGCGAAAGACGAGTATGATCGCATTCGCACTGAGGCGATCAACAAGGGACTATTACCATCCAGTCCCAATTGGCCAACGGATGAGCTGCAAAAGCTATCAAACCGTGTTCATGGCTCAACGTCCGCGATTGGTGGACGTTCTGTGTCGAACTGAGGTGGCCGCCTCAAACCAGTAACGAGTAAAGACCAAAAGAGCCCGATAACGCACGGCAAAGGCCCGCAGCAATGCGCAACCCTAATCCGTGTTGGTCGCAACCTCTATGCGGTCGCTGAACCCTTATCTACAACACCTTCAAAGGAGGCCGCCACATGGCAGCTCCAACAATCACAGAGGGCTTTGTCGTTGACTTCGGCACCGATGTTCATCTTGAGTTCAATCAGCGCCAAGCGATGCTTCGTCCAACCGTCAACACCCGAGGCATAATCCGAGCTGAAACGGCTCGCTTCTATGTCATGGGCAACGGTGAAACATCTACCAAGACTCGCAACGGTGACATCCCGCAGCAAGACTTGGATCTGTCATATGTCACAGCAACGATGGCCGACCGCTACTGGCGGAAAGACATCGACGAGCTGGACATGGCCAAGGTCACTGCCGAGCTTCGACCTGTACTGGTTGAAGATGCTGGCGGTGCGTTTGGTCGTTATGCCGATGACCAGATTATTCAGGCGATGGATGCTGGCGCAGGCACAACGCTTGGCAACAGCACGACCGAAACAAAATTCGGCCGTAACGGCGCACTCGGCATGTTCCGGACACTCATGAATACAGGACTTCGCAATGATGGACGGATCTTCGCATCCATCACGCCGAACGCCTGNACTCAGCTCATGACTGAACCAGAGTTTGCTAGTGCGGATTACACCGGGCCAACAGACTTGCCGTTCAAGGCTATGGGCATGGATGTCCGCACTTGGCTTGGTGTTCACTGGATTGTTTGCACGCGCAACACCGGCTCAAACACTGGTCAGGCTTACCAGTATATGTGGCACCAAAGCGCGGTCGGTCATGCCGTCAACGCTGAGGTTCAAATTCGCTTTACTGAAAAAGAAGCGGGTTGGGGCTGGATTGCCAAGGGCGCGATGTCAATGGGTGCGATCGTTATCGATGGCACTGGCGTTGTTCGTTACGTCTCTGACGACAGCTTGGCACTTGCTGCCGATGTCAACACCTCTATCGCGGAAGCCGCTTAGTAGCTTCTGAAACAGTGGTAAGCGCGGAGCCTTGTCGATCAAGGCTCCGTTTCGCAACGAGCAATGTTCAACCCAACTAACCTTCAAGGATAAGCAACGCATGGCTTATAATACGGAATACCTATCGCCAGTGAAGTACATTGGCGGTGCCGGGGGTAACACCCTTTGGCTTCTGATGGCACAGGACGCACTCGCGGCGGTTGTCGCAACCGACTACATCACCGACGCCAACTCCAACCACAAGATGACAGTGGGCGACCCTGTTATTGTTGTTGGCATGACAACCCTTCCGGCGACAACGCCAACCGGGGCAAAGATGATGTATGTCAGCGCNATCGACGTTGATGGCAACGCCACGCTTGACGATGTGGTGCTCGCCTAATCGCGAGACACTAGCAACCTGAGTGCGTTGAGAGGCGCACTCAGACCCTATCAATCCAACAAAAGGACACCCCATGCTGAACAACAACAGCCCTGCCGCAGTCGTTAAGAAGGGCGACTTTCAACGCTGCTTTGAAACCACACAGTTTTGCGCTTGGGCCTACAAGTCAGACCAGCACTTGCACTCCGAAATGGAGCATCCAAAATATTTTGGGATGATCCGCGCGCGCTTGGTTGCTGGCGATCATATCTACGCGACNGACGCTGCGATGAACTACAAGACATACATGATTGACCACGTTGATCAGGAAGCACAAGAGGTGCGNTTGTCGGTGCTCACGGTGCACACAGCAGTTCCAGTCATGGCCGAAGACGAAGGTGAGCACACATGGCGCTGGCGCGGGCCACGAGGCGGCGGCCACTGCATCGTTGATGCCAAGGGTGAAGTTGTTACGGCAGATTTCCCGTCGCGTGAGCAGGCCGAAGCTGAGATCAACCGACGCAAGATCATAGCCGAAACCAAAGCGGAGCTTGGAAGCCAGCCAGCAGCGGCGTGATGAGTTGAGGGGCGCAGCGGCAATAGTCGATATGCGCCTCTAACCTTGTGGATAGAGCATGGGGCGAAAGCAAAGAAATGACATCGCAAACCAAAACCACGATCACAAACCTTGCACTGCGCGAGTTGGGCAGCACTCGAATTGCTGATTATGACGAAGTGAGCGCCACAGCCGCCATCGTTCGTGATGTGTGGGAACAGGGCGTGAGGAAGGCGTTGGCTCGTGCTGAATGGGAATTTGCAACGAAGGCGGCGAGGCTTACACAGTCAGCCGTTGATGTTGGTGGCTACGCCTATAAGTATCAGCTCCCAACAGATTTCATTCGACTTGGCTCGGTGTATGACGATGAAAGTATGGATTCTCCAATGTGGGATACAGACTTCAAACGTCGGGGCGGTTATCTCGAAACCGATGAGGCGAAGCTCTACATTGACTACGTTTATTACCATGACACGCCAGGAGGGTGGCCAGCTTGGTTTGTTGACGTCTTCGTTGCTGACCTCGCGGGCGTCCTCGCAAGCCCACTGAAATCATCGACCGAGCGTGACCGGCTGGAGCAGTTGGCCACATCCCGATTGCGAGACGGCAAGTCAGCCGATGGCGCACAGAAACCAACAATGATGCTTCCGCCGTCTCGCTGGATCAGGGGGATGAAAGGTGGCTCATCGTTTGATCGCCGGTATGGCGGCAAGTGGCGCGGATAGGATACGATATAAATGGCGACGACTAATCCTAATGTCATAAACTTTTCTGGCGGTATTCTCGGGCAGCGATTGCACGATCGCATCGACATGGACAAGTACGCGGATGGCGCGGATGTCATGGAGAACTTCCGGCCAAACATCCAGGGCATTATGTCGAGACGCCCAGCGCTACTGCACCTCGACACGCCAGCCGACGAAGATCTCAAGGGCGACTTGTGGCCGTTCTATTTTGCGATCGGCGACACGTACTTGCTTGATGTCACGAGCGATGGCGCGGCGATCTACGCCAATGATGGACTGATCACGATCGACGAAGTGACATCGGCAATTGGCAACATCTACACTGACGAGTCAGAAGGCGCGTCAATCGCGAGCATTATCGACGACCAGATTGTGCTGGAAAGTGCTGGCGGTGATGACGCGATTATTTCCGTTGCAAGCGCGATCGTCGAAACAACAACGCCACACACACTGTTCTTTGAGATCGCACACGGCCCGTGCAGCGTTCGTATCGGATCAACCATCGGCGATGATGACCTGCTACTCTATGAAGACCTGGAAGCCGGGGTGCATTACCTGACATTCACGCCAGGAGTATCGACGGTCTACGTGCAATTTTTCCATGATGCCAACGCCGATCGGTTTATCGAGGACACGGTAGCATTCTTATCTGGCCCGACCTTCACACTGCCAATGCCGTACCTTGAGGAAGATCTCGACGCACTGCAAAAGACCCAGATCAAGGACGTGCTCTATATCTGCCATGAAGACTACATCACACGTCGCCTGATACGGCGCGCGGATAAGTCGTGGAGCCTATCGCTGTTTGAGCCGACTGATGGGCCGTTCAACGATACCAATACCGGGCTGATCACACTGGCCGCTGACGACCGGACAGGCGAAGTCGCAATTGTAGCGTCTGAGGATCTGTTNACCGCGAACGACGTTGGAGCGATCTACTCGATAACCGGGCGAGGGCAGACATTCTCAGAACAAGTCACATCGGCGGACGTGCAAACCGGCGGCATCGAAGTCAGCGGCGTAGATGCCGANGCACGCACGTTCAACATCCAACTGGATGGATTGACCGGCACCGGCTCAACAGTGACGCTCCAGCGATCGAGCGGCAACGAAGAGAGCTATGTTGATTGGCGCACCTACACCGTGGATCAATCGCTCGACATCTACGATGCCGAGGACAACGAGACTTGGTACTATCGGTTGTCAGTCAACTCGGGCGACTACTCGACCGGCACCATCGACATGGTCATTACGATCGACACCGGCACAACCATTGGTGTTGCCAAGATCCTGCAATACACCGACGCACAGAACGTCGTGGCCGAGGTGCTGCAAACGCTCGCTAATACCGACGCCACAGCAACTTGGGCCAAGGGTGCGTGGAACTTCGATGATGGCTACCCGACCGCGATCTCTTTGGGGTTTGGTCGTTTGTTCTTCGGTCGCAGCAATACGATCTGGGGCTCGAAATCGAGCGACTTTACATCGTTTGATGCGGGCGAGGGTGACGAAACGGATTTAAGTATTTCGGCCGAAATTGGTTCACCATCGGAAGACGCTATCAGGTGGCTTGGCTTTGCNAATCACTTGGTTATCGGGACCGCGTCAGAAGAGAAGATTGCACTCGGCAACACCGACAGCGATCCGATCGGCCCCGAGAACTTTCAAGTGTTGCCCGGCAGTGAGCAGGGAAGCGCCTTGGTTCAGCCGGTTCAAGCGATCTCCTCGATCCTGTACGTGCACCGATCACGCACGAAGCTGATGCAGTTTGTTCAAGATCCAAACGCGCTGAGTGATTATTCGTATATCTCAGTCGATCTGACAGCCCGCGCGGTTGAGCTGATGGAGGGCGAGTACATCGTCGATATGGCCGTGCTGCGCGAGCCAGAGCGCCGTGTGTTCGTCACTACCGCATCTGGCAAGATGTTTGAGATGCTGTTCTATCGAGAGGGCCAGCTCGACATCGTGGCCTGGAGCCGCATCAAGACAGCGGGGCGTGTCGAGAAGATCACTGTTCTGCCGCGCGCCGATCGTGATGTAATTTACTGCCGCACGCGCCGGCGCAACGCCAGTGGCGACTGGATCAGGTACATCGAGCAGGTTGCAACCGAGCGACCAATAGCGCCGGATCAATACGCCTACCTCGACAATGCGCTCGCGTTCGAGCTCGAAAAGCCCGATATGGCCGCCGAGGTGAGNGGCACAACCGGATCAGTCACCGTCATCTCGGATGATCCGACGTTTGATATCTCCGATGTTGGGGCTGTTCTTTGGATCAACGGTGGACGTGGCACGATTGCAACATACACCGACACACAGACCGTTATTATGGATGTAACGAGTGAGTTGACGACGGACGACATCGCACCGGCAGGATCTTGGGGGCTCAACCAGCCAGCCGATGTCATGGGGAACCTGGAGCACCTTGAGGGGCAAACGGTTTGGGCGTTCGGGGATGGCTTGAACCTTGGCTATTACACCGTGAGCGGTGGTGAAATCACATTGAGCCAGACAGTGTCATGGTGCTTGGTTGGCGTTCGCTACAGCAGCTTGTGGAAGTCTTTGAAGCTGGCTTATGGCGCAACCGTACAGCGTGGCAACACCGCACTGACAATGCCGAAGGCGATCAAGAAGTTGGTCGTCTTGTTGTTCCGGTCTCATCCACTGGAGTACGGCCCGAGCTTCACAAATATGTGGCCGGTGAAAACCGCGCCTTGGGTAGAAAATTCACAGGACGGAGATTACGGGGAACCAATCCCGTTGTTTTCCGGCGAGAGCGAGGAGTTAGATTTCGATGGTGGGTTTAATCCTGACTCCAGGCTTTGCCTCAGAATCTCCGAGGCGGGGCCATGCAGCATCACTGGATTCGTACCCCGAATGGACACCAAAGAGCGTTGAGCCGCCCGAGCCTGATTTGTCGTTCAAGGGGCGCGGGTTTTCGTTCATTCCAGTCAGGGAGGCGCATATCGATTTTATCGCAGCCTCAATGGGTCGAACAGCTCCGGACTTCGACCGTCTGGCTGGAAACTGCATGGTGAACCGGGATTATCTGCCGCTTGGTTTTTGCCTCGCATACTTTGCTGATGACGACATTGTTGAGGGCCACGCCTACTTTGGAAACTGGTTGCGGATCTTTCCAAAAGACATCTTGCGCTCGATGAACGGCTTCATGGATCAACTGCGGATCAACGCCGATGTTTCGATCTTGTACGCAGCAGCAGATGAAAACATTGACGGGGCCGACACACTGTTGAAGTGGCTCAAGGGAGAGCCAACCGGAAAGTTCAACGAAGTTGGCGAGATCTACGAAATCGACATACGCAAAAGCAAAATATAGGAGCACCGCCAATGGCATTCGCCGCCGCCATCGGACCAATTATCGGAGCTATCGCATCTCTTGCTGGTGCGCTGATTTCAGCGTCAGCGCAGAAGCAGGCAGCAGACGACGAGGAGCGCGCCGCAAAATGGAACGCAGCCCGCGACCGCGAGGAAGCGAGCTACGCCCAGGCATCGGGCGCGCTTGAGGCGAAGCAGCTTAAACGAGAAGCTGACCAAGCAGCGTCTCGATCGAGAGCNGCGCGCGCGCAAAGTGGTCTAGCCGGTGGCACNGGTTCCGGCCTGTTGCTGGAGGAGTCATTTGAATCTAAAGGTGGCTTCAATCAACGAGTCGCAGTTTTCAACTCCAACCGAGAAGCAAAAAGACTGGAAAATCAAGCAGATATAGGCGTTTATGAAGGTAAGGTGCGAGCCAATGCAAAGCGCGCTCAAGCGTCAGCCTCGATCATAAGTGGTTTCGCTGGGGCAGCTTCGGCCATCGGCGGCGCGTTCGGTTAACAACTCCAACTAACACCCAACTAACA